TATATCAGCGTTTATGGAAGGAAACTCTTGCGGGGGCTGAACAGGAAGGAGGGGATAAGATTGAAAATGAGAAGTAGAGGGTATCCATTACCTTAAGCACACGACAAATAAGCCATCTTTCGGTGGCTGCTTTAAAAATTGAATATTGAGAAGTTAAGGTTATGCGGTTGCTGACTTGATTTTATAACCCTGATTTCTTGCGATAAGGATTGCCTGTTCTACTGTGATTTCCCGGTCAACAGAAGGCAGATCTGATTTCCGGTAAAGTTCCGCATTATAGTTTTCACCGTTCTTCAGCATGTGGTATAATGCGGTAAGAAGCATTCTTGCTATGGCAATGATTGCTTTCTTGTGACCGCGACGCTTTTTGAGACGGAGATAACGGTTACGCATTTCAGGATGCTTTGAGCTTTTAACAACAGCGTTTGCGCACTGTACTAAAAGCGGCTTGATATAGCATCCGGCTTTGGAGACCCGGACAGATTTTTTCTTCCCTGCGCTTTCATTGTTGGTCGGAGTAAGACCAGCCCATGAGCATAAGTGTTTCGCCGAAGGAAAAGCCTCCATATTGGTACCGATTTCGGAAATAATTCCGATGGCAGTGAAGTCACTGCTGATACCAGGAGCGGTTTGAAGAATGGCAAGTTCCTGCTGATAGGGAGTGGCGAGCGCAAGAATGAGTTCTTCAAGCTCTGCTTTCCGAGCTTCAAGGTTTTCATAATGAGCTTTGATTACTTTGAGCTTACCTGCCTGTTCCGGAGTGATATATCCGTCAATGGCATCACGAAGTTCAGGAAGTTTCTTTTTTAAACTTTTGAAAACAAGAGGTTCAAGGTCAAAGGAAGTATCTGCGGGATCTTCCAAAATCTTATCCAGTATCGCCTGAGCAGATTTGCCGAAGGTGTCCGAGACAACGTTTCCCAACTGGATATTGGAAACCGTGAGACAGTTCTGCAAACGATTCTTTTCACTTGATTTGAAGCAGGTCAGTTTGAAACGGTAGCGCATAAGGTCACGAAGCTGGCGGATGTCAGCGGGTGGCATAAAGCTTCCGGCAACAAGATCATGCTTAAACAGGTCAGCAATCCATTTGGCATCTTTCTTGTCAGTTTTCTTTCCACGGATAGCCTTAACGTATTTCGGATGGGCAAGGACAATCGAACAATCTTTTTCCAAGATGTTATAAACAGGAATCCAGTATTTACCGGTGGATTCCATACAGACATCCTTGCAATTCCTGTCGAGTAGCCATTGTAACAAAGTTTTCAGACCGCTCGTGTAGGTCGAAAACCGGTGGCTCTCGTAAGAAGTGACACCTTTATCGTTCGTAGAAGCGATGCAGGCGACTACAAAAGTCTTGTGGACATCAATGCCACAACAGATTTTGTACACGATTTTTAAAGCCATAGGGACTCCTTTCAGAACCGGAGCGGTTCGCTAAAGATTATAGGGAGAGACGGAATTGACTGACTGTCTAAGCCATAAACGAAGTTGTTTAAACAGAGATAAGATTTCGTGCTTGGTGTCACACTTATTTGTGCCTGAAAAGACAGTCTACACATATAACAATACGGTCATCCGGCAAGCCGGACAGCCCACTCACCTCCTCGTGATTTGTAGTATACCGAGTTCCCTACAAGAAGAATTATAAAGAAAAAATAAGCTCAGGGAAACATTTTCATAACGTTTTGTGCCTGAGCGAAGCGAAAGGAATGGATATAAACATGGAACAGAAATGGATAACTGACAGATTACCAGAATGTGAAACAGAAGTTCTGGTTTGTTACAAGTATAAAAACAGAGAAAAATCCAATATCACGACGGCTTTATATGAAGACGGCACAATGCTGGAAAATGACAGCAAATGGCGTTGGACTGATATTGATGGAGAGTACGACGAGGATGAGGATTGCTACATCATTCCTCAAGGTTGGTGGGAGTACAGACATTTCAATCCAGATGAGGTTTACAATAATGCTATAGACGCAGAAATATTGGGTTGGATGCCATTACCAACATGTATTTAAACTGAAATTTAATTAAAAAACAGAGGGGAAGCCGCAGAATGTATCACCTAACCGGCCAGCTCCGGCGCGCCAGCTTGTGTGCTGATCCCCTCTGTATATCTATATATCCTGTGAGGACGGGATAGGGTTACAAAAAATCAAAAAATAAGGAGATGAGTACAGGATGCGTGAAAAAGATGATGAAGAGGTTGTTAGGGAAAATGCAAGAAAGAAATTATATCTGCATAGCTATCGTCCCCATGTACGCCGGATCAGCAGGATTGAATCAGAAATCGAAGAGCTGAGATCGATGAAGATGGGGAGCGCCGTGAACAATGATGGAATGCCGCATGGACATAATCAGAGCGATTTGTCAGGATACGCTGCAGATATTGATAATCTGGAACGCAAGTTGACAGCCGAAAAGAGCGAAAGGATAGCGTCATACAATGACATCACAGAAAGGATAGAGCATTTAAAAAATGAAAATGAAAAAGATGTTCTGTTCTACCGATACATCAAAGGGATGGAATGGTGGGAGATAGCAGAGAAAATGAATTATTCCGAACGATGGGTGCATGTTTTGCATGGAAGAGGGCTGAAACATTTGGAATTACCAAAAGAGTTCATAGAAGTTCAGTCGAACATGTGATATTATGGTATCATCGAGAAAAGGAAAAAGACAGGAGATCACCGAAAAGTGGTCTCCTATTTTATTTCCCGGGGAGGGGTTTCATTGAAACGGAATAGACCAGACAAAGACGGTTCCCACCGGGGAGCCTTTGAGAGAAATAAAAAGAAGATATTCGCAACGCAGTCGGTATGCGGAATTTGCGGGAAACCAGTTGATTTCTCACTCAAATATCCACATCCACTTTCAGCCTGCATTGATCATATCATCCCGATTGCAAGAGGAGGGCATCCGTCAGACTTTGACAACCTCCAGCTGGCCCACTGGACTTGTAACAGGCAGAAGAGCGACAAGCTGATCGAGCGGAAAGAGGTGGCCAAACAAGAGGTTCTATCCAACCGGGTATTGCCTCAAACATTTGACTGGACGAATTATCATCCGCGTGGATCGGTGTGAATATATGGGGGCATACCTCCCCCGAAAGGGGAGCGAGCGACCTTCCCCGCCGCACTGTGAAAAAAAACACACGGCAAGAAAGGAAAACTACTTGAATGGAAAATCTAGTGGGAATCGAAGCCTTAAGAAATCGGCTGAATCAGAGGAAAATAAGGGTTGATACCAGATATCGGTATTATGAGATGAAAAACAAGATTAAGGAGCTGGATATTTCCACGCCGCCAAAACTGAAGGGTGTTCAAACTGTGTTGGGATGGTGCGGAAAAGCTGTGGACAGTATGGCAGATCGCTTGATGTTCCGAGAGTTCGCCGAGGATAACTTTTCGATAAATGAAATCTTCCAGATGAACAATCCCGATACATTTTTTGATAGCGCGATTTTGTCGGCACTGATTGGATCATGCTCGTTTGTTTATATCTCAAAAGATGATAGCGGTTACCCGAGATTACAGATGGTGGATGGGCGAAATGCTACCGGAGTTATGGACCCAGTGACAGGGCTGCTGACAGAAGGGTACGCTGTTTTGGAAAGAGACAGCGCTGATCAGCCGAAGGTTGAGGCGTACTTCACAGGGGGGAATACAAGGATAGTTGAAGGAAGAAGTTATTGGGATATTCCGAACGAGGTTCCGTATCCGTTGCTGGTGCCAATTGTGAACAGGCCTGATGTGAAAAGGCCATTCGGGCATAGCCGGATCAGTCGTGCGACGATGGATATTGTAAACAGTGCAATGCGGACCGTGAAGCGGGCGGAGATTTCAGCGGAGTTTTATTCATTTCCGCAGAAATATGTTGTTGGCACATCGCAGGATGCAGAGCCTTTGGATAAATGGAAGTCTGCCATGTCATATATGATTGAGATTACAAAGGACGAGGACGGCGATAAGCCGACTTTCGGACAATTCCAGCAGCAGAGCATGGCTCCTCATACAGAACAATTGAGGATGTTTGCCGGATTGTTTGCGGGAGAGACCGGACTTACTTTGGATGATCTCGGATTTCCGACAGAAAATCCTTCCAGCGCCGAAGCAATCAAGGCGAGCCACGAAAATCTCAGACTGATTGCCAGAAAAGCGCAGCGTACTTTCGGAACGGGATTCTTAAATGTGGGATATCTGGCAGCGTGCCTGCGGGATGACTTCCCGTATGAGCGCCGGCAGTTTTATCTGACAAAACCAAAATGGGAACCGGTATTCGAGCCGGATGCTGCAGCTCTGAGCTCCTATGGCGATGGAGCGATTAAAATCAACCAGGCGATTCCAGGATATATCGATTCTGATCGGATGAGGGACCTTGCCGGATTCTGAGGAGGTGGAACAGATGGAAGATATCGCGCCGAAGATGTATGAGCAGATTAAGAAAGATTTTGACCGAAGGATTTCAAATAGCAAAAAGCTCAGCGACCTGTTAGAAAAGTTAATAAAGGGGACAGCGACGTACAAAGAAGCACATGAGTTTGCGATTGAATCCGGGGAAATCTTATCGCAAGTGTTTCAAAAAAATATATCTTCGTCGGTTCTGCCGGAAGGGAGATTATATTATAACATTGCAGACAGAATCATCCGCCCGATGATGAGCGATCTGTATGAAGGTGTAGCTGATTACGCAAAAGAAGTACAGGCATTTTTGAATAAACAGCAGAACATTGGAATTAAAGCAATCAGGCCGAAGTTAAACGAAGATAAGGTACAGGGGATTCTTGATATTACATCTGGGAAAGAATATTTTGATGACATTGCATATATGTTGGGAGAGCCAGTTGTTAATTTTTCTCAGACAATTGTAGACGATACGGTAAGAGCGAACGCAGATTTCCAGTACAAAGCGGGATTAAGCCCGAAGATTGTAAGAATTACATCTGGAAAATGTTGTAAGTGGTGCGATAAGCTCGCTGGAGTCTATGATTACGAGAAGGTATCCGATACTGGAAACAATGTTTTTAGAAGACATAAGCATTGTAAGTGTTTAGTAGAATATGCTCCAGGAGATGGAACAAAACAGAATGTACATACAAAAAAGTGGTCAAAAGCGGATGAAAGTGATAAAATAAAGGCAAGAGAAAAAGAAGAACGAATAAAGAGAGAAAATAATTTAGGGTTTGCGGATAAAATAGCAAGTCATCCTAAAATATTACAAGCGTATACGCCGGAACGATTGAAAGAAACACTAGAAAACGCTGGATATGATGTAAAACCTCTGAATAAAGGAAGTTTAAAAGGGAAACTTTTTGAAGATGGAGGAGGATTCAAGGTAAACTTTGGAGGAGATGGAATTTTGCAATATCACCCGGAGAAAAAAAGTCATCACTCTGGTGCGTATTACAAAATATCAACAGGGAAAGGAGGAACAAAGCGATATGATCTCAAAGGAAATGAAAAAGAAGATTGAGGAACGATGCGAAGCATTGGAGAGAAGATTTGAAAAGAAATATGAACAAGCATCGGAAGTTTTAGGACAAAAGTGTTTTAAACCAAGGGAAGACGAGTTTTTCGTGGTAACGGGGCTGGGATGGGCAAACGCACTTGTGTTGGGACATGCGTCATCGGAAAACGAAGCGAAAAAGAATATGTTTGAAGATGGAGACTTGTTCTATATGGACGATATGAACGAAGATGAAATGTATGAAGCTATGATAGAAGAAATAGAAGGATAAAAGCCACAGGTCGAAAAGGTCTGTGGTATTTTTATACCAATTTTTAAGAAAGGATAAGGTGAAAAAATATGATTATCACAGGAATGGCGCATTTTCAAAGCGTGTGTAAAAAGAAGATGGTGGAATGGTATAACAAAAACGGTTATGCCGATACACCGACAACACCGCCGATTGATTTATCTAATGTATTTGTGGTGTGGTCTTGTAAAACGCTTCAGAACTATAAATGCCTGGTATCCACCACAGTAAGTGGCGATGGTATTTATGCAGAGTATACCTACAATGGTGATAAGCAGGAGCTTTATGAGGATGTATACGGTAAAATGACCAATACATGTCATACAGAAGAATAGGAGGTACAAATCTATGAAGAAATTGTTTATTTCACAGCCAATGAAAGGAAAGTCTGATGAAGATATCCTTGCAGAACGTAAGAAAGCAATCAAGAGCGCAGAAGAGAAGATTGGAGAGCCAGTAGAGGTTATTGATTCTTTCTTTCAGGAAGCTCCGGTGGATGCAAAGCCACTCTGGTTCCTTGGAAAATCCCTGGAATTACTGGCAGGAGCAGATGTAGCATATTTCGCTCCCGGCTGGGAAGACGCTAGAGGATGCAAGATTGAGCACACTTGCGCTGTTGAGTATGGTATTGATCGAATCGAACCGTAGAAAGGCGGTGATCCAAATATCTCCCTTTGGGCGATGGGGTGATATCGTCCATGCAAGATACAGTTAAAAGGCAGGAGGGAAGCATGGCAGAGATAAGATATGGACGCCAGATTCCCACTCAATCCGTTGCCTTGCCATACACAAAGACACTGGGGCAGGAAGCAGCGGAGCTGTATGCTCTTACCGGAAACGAATTGCTGGAATGGCAGCAGCTATTGCAGTGCGACATCATGGCCGTCAATGATGAAGGGCTATGGGTCCATCAGAAATATGGATACTCTATCCCGCGAAGAAACGGTAAATCGGAGAATGTGCTTGCCAGGTGCCTGTGGGCATTGAAGAACGGTGAGCGCGTGCTTTATACTGCACATCGTGCCACTACTTCTCACGCAGTCTGGGAACGTTTGGACCGGATGTGCGAAAAGGCAAAAATCCCAATCTCCTCATCGTTTAAAGCATTTGGTAAAGAGCATCTGTATACAGATGATGGCGGCGTGGTGGAATTCAGAACAAGAACGTCTTCCGGCGGTCTTGGAGAAGGATATGATGTTCTTATCATCGATGAGGCGCAGGAATATACAGAAGCACAGGAAACATCTCTGAAATATATTGTTTCTGACAGCGATAATCCTCAGACGATTATGCTCGGGACTCCTCCAACTGTTGTATCTGCCGGGACGGTGTTTGTGAAATTCCGGGAAACTGTTTTAGCTGGAAGAGGATTTGATTCCGGGTGGGCAGAATGGTCCGTATCACATCAGATGCCGCCGGATGATGTGGATTCATGGTACGAAGCTAACCCTTCTTTGGGGACAATCCTCACGGAAAGAAAGATTCGTGCAGAGATTACGAATGATGATATTGATTTTAATATCCAGCGCCTGGGGCTGTGGCTGCAGTATAATCAGAAATCGGCGATCAGCGAAGCCGAATGGGTTGCCCTGACAGAAAAGGAGAAGCCGATACTTGTCGGAAAACTGTATGTTGGGATTAAATATGGCCATAGCGGAAACAATGTAGCCATGTCGGTTGCGGTGAAAACTGCGGAGGGAAAGATATTTGTAGAAGCCATAGACTGCCGCCCGATCAGGGCAGGAAATGAATGGATTTTAAGTTATCTTTCAGCGATGAAGCCGGAATGTGTTGTGGTTGACGGAGCAAATGGTCAGAATGTAATAGCTGCGGAAATGAAAGATGCAAGAATGAAAGCTCCGGAGCTGCCGAGTGTGAAAGAAATCATTACGGCAAATGCTCTTTTTGAGCAGGGGCTAAGTAGTGGGAGCGTTTCTCATTTCAATCAGCCGTCCCTGACGCAGGCGGCGAGCAATTGCCAAAAGAGAGCGATTGGTTCAAACGGCGGGTTTGGATATCAGTCAACCAATGACAATATCGAGATAGCATTGCTGGACAGCGTGATCCTGGCCTATTGGAAATGTGTAATGAGCAAGGATAAGAAAAGACAACAATCAAGGTATTAGAAAGAGCATTCAGAAATGAGTGCTTTTTTTGTACAAAAAATTACCGATACCACCGGGTTAAGTGGGCAGAAAGGACGATAAAATGAGTGACTTTACACCGATTGAAACACAGGAAGATTTTAACAAAGCGATTGAGAAGCGCTTAGATAGGGAAAGAAATACCATTCGGAAGGAATATGAAGGATTCTTATCTCCTGAGGACGCTCAGAAGAAGTACGAAGGATATCTTTCTCCGGAACAGGTACAGGAAAGGTACAAAGATTATCTTTCGCCGGAGGAATCGGCAAAGAAAGATGCGACTATCAAAAGCTATGAGTTGAAATCCAAGCGCGTGGAAATCGCACTCTCACAGGGGATACCTTATGAGCTTGCCGGGAAAATTTCCGGTGAAACGGAAGAAGAGATGAAAAAGGATGCGGAGACCTTTGCTGGGTTTATTAAATCCGGAAATCGATATCCAAATTTCAACGCTGATCCGGTAAATAAGGAATCCCGGGAAGATGTTGCATTAAAAGAAATGTTGAATGATTTGAAAGGTGAATGAATATGGCAGTAAATAAAACTATTTTTAGCGAAACATTGGTAGCAGATCTTATGAACAAGGTGAGGGGAAAATCCTCTCTGGCAAGATTATCCGCGCAGGAGCCGATTCCTTTTAATGGCTTGAAAGAATTTACGTTCGCAATGGACAAAGAAATTGACATTGTTGCAGAGAACGGAAAGAAGACGGAAGGCGGCATTACGGTTGAGCCCGTGACAATCGTTCCGATTAAGTTTGAATACGGCGCTCGCGTGTCAGATGAATTTATGTATGCCGCAGATGATGCAAAGCTTCAGGTCCTGAAAGCATTTAATGAAGGCTTTGCAAAAAAGGTTGCAAAAGGATTTGATATGGCGGCATTTCATGGGGTTAATCCACGCACAGGGAGTGCGTCTGATGTCGTTGGCACAAATCACTTTGATAATAAAGTGACGCAGACAGTTCCTTATGCGGCTGCCACCTGTGACGAGAATCTGGATGCAATCATCGCAGCAGTACAGGGATCGGATGGAGATGTGACAGGGATTGCTTTGTCAAATACTATGGGCGCGGATATGGCAAAGATTAAAGTGAATGGTGTCCGCCAGTATCCGGAATTTCGATTTGGCGCATCTCCGGCATCTCTCGGCGGAATGGCAGTTGATGTAAATAAGACAGTATACAATGGGACTGTAAAGGATCATGCGATTGTCGGAGATTTCCAGAATGCATTTAAATGGGGCTTTGCAAAGCAGATTCCGCTGGAAATTATTCCGTATGGTGATCCTGACAACTCTGGTAAGGATTTGAAAGGATACAATCAGGTATATCTCAGAGCTGAGGTATACATTGGATGGGGTATCCTCGTACCTGCATTTTTTGGCCGCGTTGTTGAAAGCTGAGGGATAAGATATGGTATACAAAAATAAGAAAACAGGAGCCGTGATCAATATTCCGTGTGAATTGACCGGAGGTGACTGGGTGGAGGTGGAAATCTCCACCAAATCCGGAAAGAAGAAGGCGGTGAACAAAGATGATGCCGTTTGCGACGACGATTGATGTAGAATCGCTCTGGAGAAAATTGAAGCCGGAAGAAACAGAGCGGGCAAAGCACCTTCTGGAGATTGTTTCGGACAGCCTTCGGATGGAGGCGGACAGGGTGGGAAAGGACTTGGACAAGCTTGTGGCCGAGAAGCCTCACTTTGAAAATGTGGTGAAATCTGTTGTGGTGGATGTCGTGGCCAGAACATTGATGACATCCACAGATCAGGACCCGATAACGCAATTTTCACAGAGCGCTGGTGGGTATTCCATTTCTGGAACATACCTTGTTCCCGGTGGCGGTATCTTCATCAAAAAATCAGAACTGGCAAGGCTTGGCTTGCGGCGGCAGCGAGGTGGGGTGGTGGAATTATGCTGATAAAAGGAATCACAGTCCGACTGCATGAAAAAAAGCAGGCTGGAATTGATGGATTTAATCAGCCAATATACACAGAAACAGCCGTTGATGTTGAAAATGTGCTCGTATCTCCGGCGGGAGCCTCAGAAATTGTGGACAATACGGAGCTGGATGGGGGAAAAGCGGAATATGTGCTTTGCATTCCAAAAGGAGACCGGCACGATTGGAAAGGCGCCCGGATTGAATTCTTCGGAAAGATGTGGAGTGCTTTCGGGGCAGAAGAGGAGTACATTGAAGACAATCTCCCACTTTGTTGGAATAAGAAGATTAAGGTAATGCATTATGAGTAAAGTGGAATTCGAGCTTGTATCCGAAGGAATCGTTGAATTACTGAAATCACCGGAAATCCTGAGTGTATGCGAAGAGTATGCGAATAATGCCCTGCAGAAATTAGGAGCAGGCTATGTATCTGATTCTTATGCAAAGGGAAAAAGCAGGGTAAATGTATCAGTAAGAGCGGAAAGCAGGAAGGCAATAGCTGAGAATTCTGAGCACAATACAATTTTGAAGGCGGTGACTGGTGGATGATTGAAGAGATTTTGCTAAAATATCTCAAAGATGCAGCAAGTGTCGAAACTTATGTAGGGATGCCGGTAAAACTGCCGCCCCGTTTTTGGGTAATAGAAAAAGTCGGAGGCGGAGAGGAAAATTTTTTAAAACGTGCCACAGTCGCTATCAAATCATATGCGGAATCCGAATATGAGGCGGCAAAACTCAACGAGCTTTTGAAGGAATCGATGAGGCAGGTCGTGAGCCTGGACGGTATCAGCGGATACGAATTAAATAGTGATTATAGTTTTATGGATACGGTCAGAAAGCTTCCACGCTATCAGGCCGTATTTAATTTTTTCTATTTTTAAGGAGGAAGGAAGAATATGGCAGCGGATGCGCAGAATGTAAGCAGTGGAAAGCCAAAGATTGGTGGGGCGATTTCCAAAGCTCCTCTTGGGACTGAACTTCCGAAAGATGCAACCACCGCTCTGAACATGGCTTTTAAATCATTAGGATATTGCTCTGCAGATGGTTTAAAAAATGCAAATTCACCGGAGAGCGAATCTATCAAAGCCTGGGGTGGAGATACGGTTTTGGAATCCCAGAAGGGGAAAGAGGACAAGTTTACTTTTACCCTAATTGAATCTCTGAATCCAGAAGTCTTGAAAGCGGTACACGGAGATAAGAATGTGACCGGAGACCTTTCCGAGGGCATTACGGTAAAGGTAAACCGGCTGGAAGTAGAAGAAAGCGTGTGGGCAATTGAACTGCTGTTGAAAAACGGCGTTGCAAAACGCATCGTGATCCCGGACGCGAAGGTGGTAGAGGTTGGAGAAGTGGTTTACAAAGACGATGACGTTATCGGTTATCCGGTTACACTTTCCTGCCTGCCGGATGCGGAAGGTAACACACATTATGAGTATATCAAAAAAGCAACGTAAGGAGATGCCAGATGAAAGGGACAACAGAAAGCGGATTTAAATTTGAAATCGAAGAAGATGCTCTTGATGATATAGAACTGCTGGAAGGCCTGTGTGCGCTGGATCGGGGCGAGTTGGATGCTCTTCCAACGGTTTTGGAGCGGATCATCGGAACGGAGCAGAAGAAAGCTCTTTATAATCATGTCCGCAACGAAAAAGGACGTGTGCCGACCACGGCTGTGGTAAATGAAATCAAGAACATTTTTGAGGCGGCAAAAGAAACAAAAAACTGATGACCCTCGCCGGCATGATCAATGCAGATGAGGAAGCTCTGGTCTGTGATATGGCAGAAGCTTACCATGTATTTGATTTCAGGGCATTGCCACTGCGGATGGCAGCAGTTCTGGCAGCCGGCTTGAGGGAAAATTCAAGGATAAAAATTAAAATGGCAGAATCAAAATGCAGTCCGGAAATTATGCTCTTATCGGCAATTGTTGACCGGTTGAGCATTCTGGTTTGGCACCAGACAGAGGATGGGCTTCGGGGAATCAATCCGCCTAAATTGTTATTGGAATCAATGACGGAGGGAGAATCGGAAGGCTTTGATACTGTGGAAGAATTTGAAGCTGCCTATCAAGAGGTATTTGGAGGATAAAACATGGCAGGAACGACGATAGGAAAAGCCTATGTACAAATCTTGCCGTCTGCCAAAGGAATGCAGGGGCAGTTATCGTCCATCATGAAATCAGAAACGGCTGGAGCCGGAGATGCGGCGGGGGAATCTGTTGGAAAAAGCCTGATTGGTAAAATCAAAACGGTTGTAGCCGCGGCCGGAATCGGAAAGGCGATATCTTCCGCATTAATGGAAGGCGCGGACTTGCAGCAGAGTATAGGCGGCGTTGAAACGCTTTTTAAGGATAGCGCAGATACCGTCAAAAAATATGCCAGCGAAGCTTATAAGACGGCCGGGATGTCTGCGAACGAATATATGCAGACAGTTACCGGCTTTTCTGCATCTTTGCTGCAGGGGCTTGGCGGGGATACGGCCGCCGCTGCAGAAGTAGCAAATATGGCGTTGACAGATATGTCTGATAACGCCAATAAGATGGGTACATCCATGGATCTGATCCAGAATGCCTATCAGGGATTTGCAAAGCAGAATTATACAATGCTGGACAACCTTAAACTGGGGTACGGCGGTACGAAAACAGAGATGGAACGGCTGCTGGCTGATGCGCAGAAGATATCTGGAGTGGAATACAATATAGATAATCTGTCAGATGTATATAATGCTATCCACGTTATTCAGGAAGATATGGACATCACTGGGACAACAGCGAAGGAAGCAGCATCAACATTCTCTGGATCCTTTGCGATGATGAAATCTGCTGCAAAAAACTTGATGGCAAATCTGGCATTGGGAGAAGATATAAAGCCGTCATTAAATGAGCTGAAAGACAGCTTGTTCACATTTGTGGGGGATAATTTTCTGCCGATGGTCGGGAATATCATGGGCAGTCTTCCGGAAATTGTGGAAGGTGCAATGGGGATGGTTGCAGATGCGCTCCATATGGCTGGGGATTCTGCAGGGTTTTTTGAAAGCGGAATTCAGATTGTCGCAGATATTATTTCTGGGATTGTGGGCAATATTCCTGCGGTGATATCTGCTGGAATATCAATGTGTCAGTCTTTAATTAAGGCAATTTTGAGTGCAGATTGGATTGGCATCGCGCAGAAAATGATTGGAGATATTAAGCGGAATCTTGATTCAGCGGCGGTTGAGATGCTTGGAACGGATGGGAATATAGTTCAGTCAGTTCTTGATTCCATTACAAACAGACTGCCTGATGTGCTTTCGCATGGCGTAGAAATTGTTACCAATATCGCCAATGGTATATTGCAGAGCCTGCCCCAGATAGTATTGATGGCCGGAGAGCTGATCTCGCAATTTGTAGGGTTTTTGATGCAGAATCTCCCTGTAATAATAGACGCTGGCGTGCAGTTGATTTTGAATCTGGTGAATGGCATTGTGATAAGCCTACCGGATATCGTTGAGGCTGTATTTCAGGTGATCACACAATTTGTCACAACGGTCATCCAAAATCTTCCGCAGATTTTGGAAAGCGGCTTGAAGATCATCGCAGAGCTGGTTGCCGGCCTGATCATGGCAATCCCCGATGTTGTGGCAGCAATCCCGAAAATCATCCAGAGCATCAAAAATTCTTTTGGGGCATTTGACTGGAAGGAAATTGGCGGGAACATCATCGAAGGAATCAAAAACGGGCTGCTCAATGGCATTTCAAAAATCGTAGAGGCGGCAAAGAATGTAGCGAAAAGCGCGCTGGATGCAGCTAAAGAGATGCTCGGAATCGCCAGTCCATCAAAAGAATTTTACTCAATCGGACGATATTCGGTGGAAGGTTTTGTGAATGCGGTTGATGATCAGTCGAATCTGGTGAGGAATACCATGCGGAATATGTCTCGAGAAGCATTATATGCAGCAGATCCAATCAATGCAAGCAATCTAACAGCGAGATATGGGGCAAGGAGCGTAGGATCTGATGGCACGTCTGCAAAGATGGATATGATTCTTGCAATATTGCTGAAGTATCTTCCGGAGTGTGCGAAGCCGCAGCCCATTGACGGAGACAGCATTTTTGACAGCTTCAACCGAAAATTTGGATTGGCGGTGGTCGAATGAGGGATTTTAGGTTAATCAATAATGATGGGGCGTCCTACAATCTTACAGAGAAAGGGGCGCTCTTTTTTTATAATGTCGATGGGTTGGGATATGACCGAGATGTACAGTTCCAGAGAATCGGAGATCATCTGTCGTTGATCAATGACAATCTGGGACAGGGGACGATAACGGGAATCATAAAATTCTGGAATCCAGATGCTTATGGGAAGTATTTTAAATTTGCACAGTTTTGCCAAAACAAACCGTTGCAGCTGGTATATGCACCGGAATCAACAGAGTTTTTCAGGTCGGGATATGTGACAAAAATCGGGAAATCTGAATCGGAGAGCGGGGCTCTGGTGGCAACGGTGGAATTTAAAACAACGACGCCATGGTACAGAATGTTTACCTCCTTCAATTCCGGAGAAATTAAGGGAGGGAAAATTTATGATTTTAAATATGACTATCAATATTCTGAGGGTATCCAGCAGGCAATCATCTTAAATAGTGATAGCTATCAAGATAGCCCGTGCAAGCTTACAATCTTTGGACCGGCCGAAAATCCACGGTGGAGCCATTATGTAAATAACAGGCTCATGGTAACAGGGATGATAAAAGGGTCTATTGAGGCAAATCATAAACTGGTGATTGATACAACAACAATCCCATACAGCATCTGTCAGTATGATCTGAGCGATAATCTCATATCAGATATGTATCAGCTGTCGGATTATTCGACAGAGCGGTTTATCACGCTTGGATATGGCGAGAATATTGTTTCGGTTACTCATAGTGGAAGTAATATATTAAAGCTTGGATTGGAGGCGAGAATAGAATATGCGACCGTATAGCGTGGAGATATATTCGCCTGATTTCCAGTTAAAACAACATTATAATTCTGGCGAGATCAGCTATAAATACGATTATCTTTCCATGGTGGAAAATTCGATATCGATTAAATATGACCAGAATGTGACGCAGGGAGACTACATCTGGATTACCAGAGGAGACAGAAGATATTTTGGAATCATCAAAAGCATAACCGTGGGGCAACAGACGAATGCGACAAGCCAGCTGCGATATGTGCCGTTTGAAAGCATTTTTGACAGAGACATTATGTTTGATACCGATCTGCAAGGCTCAGGCATCCTGTTAGAGCAGGTTATAGCAGGTATTATTATGGCATATTGGATTACTAATGAGGACAAGGTACAAAACGTGCTGGGGTTAAAGATAGAGACGATTTCTGCCACAAAGGACTGGGGATTCCATATCACTTCCGATGTGGCGGGGCTCCATAAGGCGATTATAAGCTTTTCAAATTCTATTATCCGCAGAGCAATGACAAAATATCAGATTGGATTGTATGTTGAGCCGGATTTTGAGAAAAAAGAGATTACTGTAAAAATCGGGAAGAAAAGTACAGAAAAATTTTGCATCGAAGCAGATTTGCCGAACGTATTCAAAAAATCAATCGTGCTGGACGAGAAAACACAGGATACAAATAAGCTTGTGATTTATGATAACAAAAATCTGGAGGATATGATTACATACTACAGACATCCGGATAAGAGTTTTGATACGGTTGACAAAGACCGGATCACGCCGGTGGTATATGATATCGTATCCGTTACTGTACAGCAGGACCAGACCTTCCAGCAGGCGGCAGCACAATATGCAGCAAAAAGTTTTGACCGGGAATCATTCCGGAATCTGATAGAATTGACAGTTCTAAATGATGACAAACTGGCGAATCCGGCAAGCCTGATCATAGGCCAGGAGGTAAGCGTGATCAGCAATGGAGCAGAATATGCGTCAATCCTTACAGGCAGGGATGTGGGCGATGTTACAAAGTTGATTTTTGGGACGATTCGCCTAGATTTAACAAAAATTCTGAAAGGAGAAAAGAGAAATGGCAAGTAAAAACATTAAGCTTGTAACGTATGCTGGAAGCACTGTCACGCCGCAGGATGATGCTTTGATACATGAGACAGCTATCCCTAAAAGCGGGATTATCTATGGAGGGAAAACCACGAAAAAGACGAACAATACGCTCCATATTGCTGCCGGACATGGAATTGTGTGCGGCAGAAAATTCACAATTTCGGAGTGTGATGTTCCGGTGCAGCTGACTGGTGGGGCATCGCACAATGGCAGAGTTTATATTCATATGGACCTTTCAAATTCAACGAATCCAATCCAGATTTTGATAGAAACAGGGACGCAGCTCTCGAGTGAAATACAGCAGAAGGATGTCAATATCCTGAATGGGGTATATGAATTTAATCTGGCCACGTTTATGGTGGATGCAACAACTATATACAATGTTGTTGATGTATTCCCGGTTGTTTCCGGAAAGGATATGTCCGAACTGGAAAAAACATTTGTGAAAAAAAGAGATATTCTAAAAACGATGGAAGAGGTCAGTGCAAATAAAGATGCAGATAAAGTGGTTGGGCCGGAAGTAGTTAAAGAATTAAGTAACGATTTGGGTGGCTGCTCATTTGAACAGGAAGGCGGAAATTTTTACATTGTAGGTGCTGATTCAGTGCGAAAAAAATTGGATAGCAGCGGCATTGCTTACCTGGGAGAAATGCCATACACTTGCACGCAGGATTATGGCGAATGCACCTTGCTTACTTTTTGCCGCCAAAAGTCTGCAACCCAAAATGTTACAATTAAAAATTTAAACGGATCCTATAACATCAGGCAGATTATTCCTGCACATATTGGAGGCATATTGTGCTTTTTAGCGATTGTGGATGTAACAAACCTGAATAGCGGAGCTACGATCGACACAGATTCATCCGACACCAAACGAGTGTTTATTATACAATGATGCGATCTTATTCAAGTTTAATGCTGATCCTGAACCGTATCCACCGTATACTTTGAACCCAGTATCCGTTACTTCTTGTTGGCTGCATGAAAAAATAGAATATATGGATATTTTTGACCGCCATAAAAGACGGTCTTTTTCTGTTGGATCGAAAGTTGCACCGGTGCAACAGATTTTTTTATTATGAAAAAGGATTAAGTAACGATTTAGGCGGGTTATCATTCGGGCAGGACGCAAATGGTAATTGGGGTTACAAGGTCGGAGGTGCTGATACAGTACACCCTTTTAAAAGCAAAATCACGATGTCTTTCAAACTCGGGATTACACCTCCAAACCTTGCAGATCGTTACTTAATCCTCGGAAAATAGGAGGAAACGCCATGCTCAAATTAATATACTTTGGGGATCAGAATCCGTATCAAGTGAAATTCCGGAAGATAAATGAAAATGTTGTAGAGCTGACGGGAGAATTCCCGGTAAAAACAAATGGATTTTACCTATCCAGATTAAACGAATCTGATGCGTGGGATTATACAGATTTTAAAACAATTTATAAAATGCTGGAAAATGGAGCACAGTTTTCGAGCGATGGAAGTCACAGTGATACGCCGGAGAATCCAGAAGAAAAACCACTTAGAACGACAGTTGAAGAGTTAAAAAGAAATGTGTACGCATTGAATTCGGCGCTTATTAATAAATTATGACACTCGGAGAGACGAGAGGAGGAAAAAGGTATGAAACAAATGTATGTGATGATTCAGGCGGCCGCTGCAGCATTTATAGCATGGCTATCGGCCAAGCTGGGAATCTTGCTCCCGGTGATGTGCGTGCTCATGGGTATGATGATTATCGATTATATCACGGGGATGCTGGCAAGCAAGCGGGAATCGTTGGAGCATCCCGATGATCCAGCGTATGGATGGAGTTCCCGACGTGGCGCGGAAGGCATCATAAAAAAGGTGGGTTACCTGTGTGTGATTGCTGTGGCGATGGTTGTCGATTATTTGATTTTAAGAGTATCCGCAGAAACAGGATTCGAGGTGTCTGCGAAAGCGTTTTTCGGGCTTCTGGTGGCTATATGGTACATCCTCAATGAAATATTATCAATTATTGAAAATGCAGGGCGTATGGGTTCGCCTGTGCCAGAATGGCTGATGAGGTATGTTTCTGTTTTGAAAAATAAAATTGATTCGCAGGGCGGCGGCACGGAAGAAAGGACAAGGTGATGAATGTGGAAAAGTTGCGAGCTAAAACGGTAACTGTGCAGGCAGGGAAAATGAACGCAGTTGCGTTTGATGTACCATTTAGAAAAGTTATGGTAAAAAATTTTGGAACAAATGACATCTGGATAAGTGTGGCAAATGATGCGACAAAAACGGAGGGGTCTGTGAGGATACCGCCTGAATGCGCACAGGCGGTTGTATTATCGGTGGGAATAGGAGGATACTGTGGTCCTGTTACTACAGTATACATTACGGATGATGCAGAAACGAGCGGAGTGGAAGTGCAGCCGATGGAATATTAGAGGAACGGCTATGAGAAAAATCGAACCGGAATTTATTACAGGCATGGGATATATAGGTGCGTCGCCGGGCGTGCTGTATCACATGGGAGGGGCAGGAGAGCAGACGGTTGTTACAGGCAACCCTGCCCTGCTGGAGGGGGTCAAAGGAAACCGCATCACCTCCCTCACCCTCCACGGCAAATCAACGCAGGGGAGCACGACAGGGGCAAATATTTTAAAAGATACTTACCTCAGTTTATGTAAAGGTGGTGTTGATTTATTTACCGCGAATGGATTATTTACCGCGAATTCTAATTACGAGAAAAACGTTGAGTTTAATTTGCTATTTACGGAAGGAAGTATTTTTGCCGATAGCATCAAAGATGAAGAAACATATTATATTGCTTTTAGACCATTTGGATTTACACCTGTGTATCGGTTTCAACTATCGCTAAAAAACGGAGCACACGAAACAATTGCAACTTCTGTTGGAGCAATTGTGGCTTCCGTATCTGGAGCGACTTTGAAAAAAACAGCAAGAATTCAACTGTATTTTTTTAATGTGTCGGGGGCAATTCCCATCATATCTGGCTCTAGATTTCAGATGATTTTTTCAAAAAAACCTGACTGCATTTACGAGCCCTACACCGGCGGCAAGCCCTCCCCGTCACCGGAGTACCCGCAGGAGATTAAGAGCGCAGGGCAGGATGGAGAGATTGAGGTTGAGGTGCTGGGCAAGAATTTGATTCCGTTTCCGTATCCGATATTAGGTGGAACAGGAACGCAAATTGAGCGCGAAGGTGTCAAATATACTGTCCAATCAGACGGAGGCATCAGATGCGTGGGAACGCCTACCGCTATTGAATATATCAATTTGTCCCGTATTAAGTTTTCCGATGTTGGCTTAACCGCCACGCATCCGACTGACGGGAAAATAGTTTTAAGCGGCGAAAAAATGAATTATGATCCTAATAATCATGCACTATTTATCTACATTACATCAGATCAATTAGGCAAACCGATTGATACAGTCATTTATCCTCAAATCGAGTTTGGCACAGTTGATACGGAATACGAACCCTACAAGCCAGCCCAGATGCTTATTATCTCCACTTCCGGCGGTCTGCCCGGAATCCCCGTATCCTCCGGCGGCAATTATACGGACGAGAAAGGTCAGCAGTGGGTGGCGGACGAGATTGACCTTGCGAGGGGCGAGAGGGTGAAGTGGATTGGAGAATATGAGCTTACAGGGAAAGAAAGCGTTGCAGATTTTGGTCTTAGACCTCGCGTCAGAATAGTCAGCATAACTATACCGGATGCATATATAGACGCTGAAAATCATGGTATTCTAAAAGCTGTTATGTCAAACAAATATAAACAAGTTAGCTTTAATGAAGTGGGAAATAATATCAATCTCATTGCGAGAGGGCAACAGAGGAATATATGCATTAGCATACCCACGGATATCGGAATTGAAGATTTCAAAACGGATTTGTCAAATCAATATGCGAGTGGACACCCAGTGAAGGTATTTTATAAGCTCGACACTCCCATCCGCACCCCACTCCCGCCCGAAACAATCGCCGCTTATAAGGCTCTGCGAACCTACAGCCCAACAACGACCGTGATAAACGATGCTTGCGCAGGGATGAGCGCGGGGTACAGAAGAAAGTGAGGTATAGAAAATGTATGATGTAATTAAAAATGTGATTGAATCCGGTCGCTATGAGCTGAACGATATGCTGAAAAAGATTGATACAATCTGGATTCAGGGCGATATCACCGAGGAGCAGAAAAAAGAGCTTGTGATGGTTGCGCAGGCTAATGCTGACCCATCACAGTCCAATGCGCCGCTGCAGGAGCAGATTGAAGAAATCTCGAAGAAGCAGATTGCACTGGAAAAAACAGTAAGAGCTTTAAGTGCAATGGTGCAGAAAATTAAGGAAACTGTAGAAAGTGGAGGTACGGTCGTTCCAGAGCCAGAGCCGCAGCCTCAGGAAGAATATCCGGCGTGGGAGCCTTATAACGGAATTCCACCTGTAAAATATCAGGTAGGGAGTAAGGTTTCTCACAATGGGAAAAAGTGGGAATCGATGGTTGCAAATAATGTGTGGGAGCCTGGAGCATTTGGAGTGGATGAATCCATCTGGAAAGAGATTGTGCAGATAGTTTAAGTGAGGAGAAGT